ACTTTTTATTCTATTGGAATCAAATACAAAGAAACACAATATTTTGGGTTGATACGATCATCATCTAATCAATACAATACTGTTAAATTGTATTCCGTAGAAGGACGAACTAATTCTGCCTATTACTACTGGAATGGCAATTATACGTCAACGCCTGATTATAAAAAAAATCTAACTATGGTCCAGTATAAAAATGACTACTTAAAAAAAACATTGGCTCAGGTTAATCAATGGAAAGTATCCGACGAATTTAATAACCCCTATACAGTAGCAAACCGTTGGGGGAAAGGGCTGGCTAGCAACATAACAGTACGCGAAAGCGGAATCTATAACACGAAAGCAACCGAAGAAATCGGTAACGCATTATTAAACCTAAGAACAAAAACAGGCGTTAACTGGCGTTCAGAAGTAACATCAAGCCGATTCAAAGATCGCCTTTATCAACTTCTAGTATTAAGTGCAGGGATACCAAAAGCAAAAGTAGACGAACTAATCAAAGCCTTCATTAGCAAAAAACTTAACCGTGGCAGCGGCGGAGGCGGCGCAGGCGGCAGTGGAAGCGGCTCAGATACACCGGGTGGTGGTGGAACCGACACTACAATCGGTGAAGTTAAACGCGTTATCCGCGCCCCATTTGGCTATGTAGCACCAGCATTACGTAGTGAACCAAACGTTCGCCCAATGATCGTTCAGACATATCCGACAGAAAGCAGCGCTGCAGCAACAAGCACTGCCGCCCCTGTTTCTTCAACGCAACAGTATGCAATTGAACGGTTTGTTTTCCCATATATTCCTAACAATATTCAATATCAGGGTTCAACGTCAGAATGGGTAGAGATTCCTCGCGAGGGCGATTTTCCTATTGTTGAATGGGCACGCCATACTTTGCTCAAAGTATCATTTGAGTTTTTGATTGCTGGACAGCGTAACGATAATCCACAAACAGGCGCAATTGTCCCAGATGGACTTTTTTATAGCGTCTCTGATCAAATAGAAACATTGCGTCGTATGGCACAGCGCCCATACCCTGTGTCGGTTTTGAATATGGATCATTTTTTGACTGTTGCAATGCGAAGGGCACAACTAACTGATAAACCATTAGAATTTGTCATATCTGATTTTTCTTTCAGTGCAACGAGACGCACCCAAGAAGAAGATTCATCAGAAATTGCTGCTGCGTCATGCCGGATGACGTTACAGGAAATTCCAATTGAGGAACAAAATATTGTTAAGTTCACGATTCCGGTTCTTGCACCAAAGAAAACACCAAAAAAATCTGGCACTACTAAAGATAAACCTGTGCCAACAACCCTTCTAATTAGCGAAGTTGATTTTGATTCGTCAGAAGGTACGCAAATGCGAACCAATGCTGCAGGAACAATGGCCACAACCAGTGCAAAAACGTCGATGGTTTCACAAACGAGCGCATAATGACATACAACAAACGATCATCGGATTTACTATGGTTTGATCGTGCCGGAAATCGCCTCAGCGGAATCGACGCATCAATCCTCAATATGAACGTTAGTTACTCAATGGATATGTGCCCACAAATCACCGTAACCGTCCACGATCCAAATTTCAACCTTGCATCAAACAACTACTTCAGCATCACACGCGACGTAATCTACAAAAGCCACGCCATTATCGACTTCGGTAACCTAGAAGTACAAACATCTGGCGATAAAGCGATTAAACGATTAAGTCAAGTTTTTGAAATTGCGTCCACGGAAATACAACCCGGACCCGCAGTAAGCCCAGTCTGGACACTAGAACTACGCACAAAAGCAATACAACAAATGAAACGCGACCGCAACCCCGGAGCCATAAAAGGATCACACGCCGACTATGTTCGCCAAGTAGCAGAAACCTACGGACTCCTGTACTACATGGAAAACACATCAAAAAATAGGCAGATTACAAAAGCAACAAAAGAAAACCGTGCCGAATCAACATGGGACACCATCAAACGACTCGCAGGCGACGCAAAATTCGTCCTCTTCGAAACAAACGGATACCTAGTATTCTGCTCACAACTATTTCTACTCGGAAAATGGGGCCTACAAACAGGAAACTTTGAATACATCAACCCAAAAACAAACACAATCGAAAAAAAAGATTTCAACTATATCCCCATCAAATGGCCACGCGACCCGCAGGCTACAATTCAACCTATCGCAACCCCATCATTGAGAACATCTGAAAACGATCCGCTTGAGGCTACTGGCACTGTCGTTGTTGATCGGTTGAATGGGACTTCTTTGCGTCCGGGGATGACTGTACACATTGAAGGCATTCCGGGTTTTGAAAAGTTTTATTTGATTGAGAATGTTACATACAATCATTTTGGTACTGATCCGGTGCAAATTTCAATCCGTACGCCAGAACGTGAGGATAAAAATATTCTTGATTATGTTGTAGGTGATACGTTTAAGGTTGGTTCTCCTAGTGTTGATACGTTAAGTCCTTTGGGGTAGTGATGTCTCAGTTTTATAGCCGTTATGGTGCTTCGTCTAGTCAGATTGCTCCGGGCCAACTATATGTTGGCACCGTTGAGCGGATTCGTGCTGCAGATAATTTTTTGAGTGTTTTTGTTCGCGAGTTAAATGTTTCTTTTGACTATTCGCCTGCTGCTCAAGGGGAATTGGCAAACTTTTATCAGGTTGGAGACAAAGTCATCTGTGGTTTTGTTTCTGATCGTCTTGATGAATTGATTGTTTTGGGGCGGCTTACGTATCGTGCTGCTGTGGCGGCTGGTGCTACTGGTGCAACTGGTCCAACTGGAGCCACTGGCCCTACGGGGGGCACGGGTGGAACAGGGGGAACTGGTGGAACTGGTGGAACAGGTGGTACTGGAGGGACCGGTAGTACAGGTGGTACAGGCGGTACGGGCGGTACGGGCGGTACAGGCGGTACAGGTGCTCAGGGTTTACAAGGCGCAACTGGTGTTACTGGTGCCGGTGTTACCGGTGTGACCGGAGTTACCGGTGTGACCGGAGTTACCGGAGTTACTGGACCCGCTCTTTCCCCAACGTGGTCAACTTGGACCCCACGGCTGAATCAAGACTCCAACAAAGCAATTAATGAAGGAGCAACAATTACATATGCTAAATATATTGTTATTGGAAAACTTGTTATTGCGCAAATGTATTTAACTATTACTGGTACTGGAACTGCTGGTCAGCAAATACGTATTTACCATGACTCAACTCTTCCAACATTTGTTAGTGGACAAAGCGTCGGAACAGCATTATATCTTGATCAAGGAATAGCATATAATTTTTGGTCAGTAAGAATGAACTCAGATTATCTAGATTTTATTGGAGATGGAGATTCTGGTCCCGTAACCAGCCCGACTATTGCAAACACAGATTTATTTCGGCTTCAGATTGCCTATGAAACAACAGACTAGTTTTTATGTTATTACTTTATTTCTTTATATGCCTCTTCCGTAAACTATGTATCGATGATAAAATACATACGTTTGATTAGTGCAGTTTGGAGCGTCAATGGATATTTTTGTATTTCCTTTACGTTTTGATGATGGAGAAATACGTAAACTAGAAAACAACAGCGACGACTACTACAGTCAATTATTGACACTTACGATGCTTACAGAACCACATACACATCCCATCACCCCAGAATTTGGCGTACTAGACCCAACATTCAAAAACATCGAAAAAACCCTATTCATTACTCAAGCAGCAAGATTTGTGCCAGAAATACAAATAACAAATATAGAGGTAAATCTTACCAACCCAGACGAACCAGCCGTCTCCTTCGGATTCAGAAAACGGTAAACAAATGCCTGCAGACTTCAGCCCCTACATCAACCTAAAACCACTTGACATTGAGGCAGAAACCGTATACCTCGGCGCAATCGAACTCGCCCAACTTGTACTGCCCGACCTTCGTCTTCGGCAAGGAACAGTTGAAGACGCAATCTTTCAGGCAATGGCCTATACGACAATGCTCAACGTTGCCGCGATTAACCGGCTACCAGACCGCCTCATGTCAGGAATGGCTGCTCTGTTGGGCATTGGTGCCGTTGAGGGCGAATTCGCAACATTAGATGTTGATATTAATCTTTACACTGGTGAATCTCCAATTACGATACCTAAAAACTCTGTTTTTGTTATGAGTGAAGTTTTTGATGGAATTCGCTACGAGTACCCATTTTTGACAACACAAGACGAAATAATATCGTCAACAAGTTCTGCAAGTCCAGACACAATCACTCTCACCTCACAAAAAGTCGGTATTCACCCGACCCCCACCGCTGGTGACGCTGTAACACTGCTAACAGTCAACTCGGCAATCGAAACAATCGTTGTATCTTCGCCACTTGCGTTTTATGCTGGCGATAACCCTGAACCAGATGAAGTGTTCCTTGGCCGCTGCGCCGCTGCATTACGTTCGATGAACGCAACACTTTGCACTGCTGACCAAATAGAAAACTATATTTTAACAAATTACAAAATTGTTAGCAAATGTAAAGTTTATGATTTGATGAATGCAAGCAATCGCATCCTTCAAACAGACATCAAATCCGTCAGCGGCATTACTCGGGCTAGCAGCACAGCGACTGTTACGTCAAACTCACATGGGTTCTCTACCGGAAACCTTATCAAGATAAGCGGCGCTAATCAAAGCGAATACAACGGAATATTCTCTATTTCAAACGTTACTACCAATACGTTTGATTATACGGTTACAGGAACTCCAACAACGCCCGCTACCGGAACGATCACTGCAGTAAGAGTTAATGATGATCAAGAAGGCAACGTTTATGTGATGCTTTATGGTCAGGAAAAGGTTGTTACTAGTTCAGAATGGACCACAATAAAAACAGATATTTCTGGTCGATCAATTGCTGGTTTAACAATCAATGGTGTCACAAGTACAACTGCTGATCCAGATGAATTGACACTTACTAATGTAACTGTTACTGCTTATATTGACTCAACATATGATCAAACATCGATTGAGGCAGACATCGAAGACATTGTTATGCACTATCTCAGTTTTTCCGGTTTTCCAGCAGATAAAGAAGTAATTCTCGTCAGCGATATTGCAGCACTATTGAAAAATATCGA